CCTGGAGACTTTTGTAGTAGCAACATTGTTAACATATGTGTTGACTTCTGTTTAGGCATATGTGATACGTCACTTATGCCATTAAGGGGTTCTTTGTGTGCTGCTTGGTGTTGGTACTGTATGTGCTATTGTTTTTCGAAGTAATACTACATATTTGGAAGGCACCTATCCTCTTTGTTTGTCATTTTATTTGTTTTATATTGAACTAATATGCTGATTGGTTGTTAGTAATAGCCATTATTGTCAGGCATTATCAACTAAGATTCAAATAGTCCCTAATACTTCTTTGGTATCCGAATCCTCCTCTTATTATAACGGGGATAGGACCTTTGTGACTCAGATTAGGTGGCCCTTGATGGTGTTTGAAAGCATCATGAAGCCTATGTTATGTTTCTCTAATTTTAAAATACAAAAATATTTGCTTTTTAGTTTTAAATATAAAAACCAAAAATATTTCTTATTTGGGGTTATTTTAGAAGTCGTTAATAGCTTTTTCTAAAATAGCAAACTTGTGGTATAGTCGTTCCCTGGCTATACCTCGATTGGTCTGAGCAGACTATCTCAAACGAGATATAGCAACCATGAAAAAGTCTTTAAAAGAAACCCCAACTAAAGCTAGCGCCCAGAGTTCGGCGTGTAAACAAGTTGACTCTACTAGTTTGGTAGTAGGTAATACTAGACTGGTTAAAAACAATACCTCCCATGTAAGATCTGAACCTGGATCTATTCTTCGTACTGTTCGGAAGACTAACAACAGTACAAGTCCTCGCAGTAAACCTGTAGTTCCTAGACGGGTTGCCAAGAAGAAACATTCCAAGTCTCGTACTGAGGTTAGGGATATGGAGCGCAAAGAAAAATTTGTGCTCAATTACATGGAGCAGATGGGCTTAGGACCTAAGACCGTTGTTTATAGGAACCAGATGGCATTCAACATTTTCAAGAAGGAAAATGTTGAGACTATCATAGGTACTTGTAATGATGTTAGCGATCTTGCTAAGAAATTGGATTTTGACCAGTTTAACACTTTTATGACGTCCATTATTGGGCTTTCTGATCAGATGTCTAGTGTTGATTTTAGTTCTATCAACGATATCGTGTCTAATCTTAAAGATTCCAGTGATACCGTCAACTCGAGTGTTGATGGTATAGTTGACCAGATTCGTACTATATTGGATGGTGGTGAAAATCTTACCGCTAAGTTAAATGAGACAGCCACCAAGTGTGAAACCTTGGGAATTGGTATGGGTGCGGTTTTTGTTATATGTCTTCTTATTCTGTATTATTATAAGAGAGAGAAGAAATATATAATGTTATCTATATCGCTAGCTGTTATATTATATTATCTCTCATCAACTGAACTTAAGAGGACTTATTGGCTTTATCTTAAGGATAATTTGTCCTTTATATTTGGTAAAGAGGATGATGTTAGGTTCGTCAATCAGATGTCCATTAGTAATATCCAATCAGGAGTTAGTACTCTTGTTTTGGGTTTCTTAGGATGGCAAGGTGTAACTAGTGAACACTTTAGTGTAAAGACAGTATCTAACTTCTTTTGCACTTATGATAAGCAAGTTACTAATTTGAGGTCAGCTTTTGTGATGCTTATTGGGCTTTTGGAGACTATGCTAAATACAACTTGTAAGGCATTTGGGAGTAACAAGATTTTTAATTTTGTGACCACTCAGATAGCTGATTTGGATAAGTGGGTGTTGGAGGTGCGAGAAGTCATGAGGCAAATTGATTTACATCAGTTTGTGTTTGAGAATGAGAATTATGAGATTATGCTCAGTTTAGAGCATAGAGGTGAAGCCATACTCAAATCTATACCTTCGTCCCCCGATATGCAAGTAACATATCAGTTAGCTTATAGAACACTTAACGAGTTAAGAAAGATAAGGGAACAGTTTAGGCAATCTTCTTTCGCACGAGATGGTATAAGGCAGGAACCAGTTGGCATCCTTTTTAGGAGTGCCCCCGGTTATGGTAAATCGCAGCTTGTGCAGGAAGTGCACGCTGCGTTGTGTGCCCGAACATTGCCCGAGTCTCTTCTTTCAAGACTTGAGGCTAAACCTGAAACTTTTATGTATAATAGATGCCCAGAAAATGAATACTGGGAAGGATTTGATCCCTTTAAGTGGGTTACAGTTGTTGATGATTTAGGCCAGATTCGTGACGTGGCTGGCTCCGGTTGTAGTTTTTGGATGGAGATTATTCGTATGGTCAATCAATTTCCTTATACCCTTCATATGGCAACACTTGAGAAAAAGGCTAATACCCAATTTCACTCGAAGTTTGTCATAGCCTCAACTAATGAAACCACTTTTAGTGGTGTTGAGAGTATTAATCATGTCGATGCTGTTATTCGACGATTCCATTTTGTAGTCGAAGTAGGTATTAAAGATGAGTTTGTGAAACAAGAGATACTGAATGGCAAGTGCATCAGATCTGTGGATCCTAGTAAGTTACCAATAGATGACAAAGGTAGGACCATTTTTAACCACTCCATTAACACTTTTACAGTGATTAATGGTAGTACCCGCTCTGTATATGACTTTGATGGCCTTATTGATCAATTTGTCATGGCTTTTGATAAGAGACGTGATTGGTTAGAGACTAAGGCTAATGTTGTATCTGATATTATTAAGGATCAGATGCTGAAGCGTAAGAATGTACCCGATGTTGACCAAGAAACCCCTGCTTTTAAGGAGCAGATTTGGTTTAATTTGTTTGGATCTAAATCTGAACTTGATCCTATTGAAGATAGTGATGATGAAGATGACGTTGTTGACATGGATAGTGTCGATGAGGATGAAGTGTTAGAGCGTGCCCGTGCTATACTTAATAGTAGAATCAGGGGTACCTCTAAACCTGAGAGGTTTAAGGCTTCAGGTAGATTTATGCCCTATTTAGGTTGTATACAAGACCATGATCATGATGAGTTTTGTCGGGATGAACATTTACATAATGTTCTCGATGCTATGCCATCACCCCCATCGGATTCGATGTGGACTTGGTGGTACCCTACTAATAATGTGAAGAAGAATGTGGACTTGTATGATACTATGACGAAAATGTATCGGAGAATTCAGACGGAGGTAGTGAATCCACACACTTTGATATTCCATAATTTAAACTTCATTGAGGCTTATGTTCGTAGAGCTATCAGTCGTAGACCTACGCAGGATGAGATTGCAGCTTTTGTGTGCCGTACTGATAGTAATCTCTATTGGGAAGACTTACTGATGTCTCGTAATATAACTCAAGAGTTATCAGGACTGTTGTGGGAACCCGATGCTGAATTTCTATCAGTGGAAATGCCTAGTGTATCTACCAAGTTTTTAGAGTGGTTTGATAGTGTGTATTGTACATTTGCCGACCATATTGCTTGGTTAAAAGGAAGGTTTTTGTCTAAACCGTACAATAGATTGAAGGAACTCATCACCAAGATTCGTAAGACATGTGGTCCTATGATTGGTGTTGTAAGTGTCTTTATGATGACATATGTTGGTATTACGATCTCCCTTGCCATTATCCATATTGTGGAAAATGTAGCGAGGTGGGTGAGGTCATATTTCTTCTCTGATCCTGGAAAAGCTAAGAAGAAACAAGCTAAGAGTTCTCTTGGAAAGTTTGGTACGAATGCTACGACCCAGATGGGACCTAGTTATGATCGCAATTCTGATGATATTATAAATAAGGTTATTAGAATTAACACGTACGAGTTTCATGTTGAGAACCTAGTTGGAGATTATGAGAGAGCGGGTTTCACAACTTTTGTCAAGGGTTGTGTCGCTCTCATACCTTTTCACTTTGCAACTAGGTTGCATTTAGCAACTGAACAAAGGCCTGATTTTAAGGATAGGCATATCCAGTTACGTAAGACATGTCCTATGAGAGATGGCAAACCAGTAACTTTTACGATCACTATTGAAGAATTCTTGCGCAGCATCAAGTACCTGCCTAGTAGTGAGAATGAGGATTTCTGTGTCTTTGTTGCACCTAGGAGATTTGTGCATCCTCATCAAGATATAGTTAAATTTTTCTGCCCCGAGAAGCTTTATGGTACAGTTGGTAACTTTAATTGTAGGGTGGTGTACCCTACTATGGAAGGTCGCAAGGAATTGTGGGGTAAGGCTAGACCTATGACTTCACCGATTAATGTGGCAGCTTCTGATAATGTTCTCCATGAACAAACTAAAGGATTTTATTATGATGCAGCTAGCACTGAGGGTGATTGTGGAGCGTTGTTTTGCATTATGACGAAGAATAGTAACAATGGTTGTATTTTCGGTATCCATGTTGCAGGTGACTCCGCAAGTTCTGAAGGTATAGCAGCTTGTGTTTCCCGAGAGAGTGTGGAGGAACTTTTGTCGGTCGTCGAAGATGATGATAAGATTGAGGTTGAGTTTGAGGGTGTGCACCCATTGGGTCCAGAACCCAAAGGGGATTCCTTCAAGGAACAGATGTTGATTCAACAATACCCCACTCAATTTGATGCTTTTTATTGTTTGGCCACACCCCTTTCAGTGGGAGGCCGTAGTACTATAGCGCGAACTAAGTTGTTTGAACTTTGGGGTCCAGCTAAGAAAAGGCCTGCTAGGCTCAATCCATTCAAGGATGAGGATGGTCGGATTGTTGACCCATATTTGATCTCTATACAACCCTATGGTGTGAATTTTGATCGTGTTAGTGAGCCTGATGATAGGATAGACCTAATAACCTCGACTTATTTAGAGTGGATGGTTTCGGAACAGCGTTTTGTTGTTGACAAGAGGTTGCTGACTTTTGAAGAGGCTGTAAAGGGCGTTGATGGGGAGCCGGAGCTTAAGGCTATAAACCGGAAAACTAGTGCTGGATTTCCTTTTTCAGCAAATCCCATATTTAAGGGTGATGGTAAGTCTGCCATATTTGGTTCAGGCGACGTTATGGACCTGAACACCCCAGCTTCTGATCTTGTGCGTAAGCGCGTTGATCAGGTATTACTCGATGCAGCGCATGGTAAACGAAGTTTTCATTGTTACACTGACTTTAGCAAAGATGAACTTAGAACTAAAGAGAAAAGTAAGAAGGGCAAGACTAGGTTGATCTCTGGCGGGCCAGTTGATTTGCTTATTTGCTTTTCGATTATGTTTGGGTCATTTATAATATGGTATAAAAAGAATCGTTTGTATAATGGCTCTGGTATAGGTATAAATCCGTATGGGTCCGAGTGGCATTTAATGGCTAGTAAATTACTGTCTAATGCAGGTTCACTTGCAGCTTTTGGGGCTGGTGACTTTCATCATTTTGATGGGAGTGAGGCCCAGGAGATTATGACTTATATAGTTGATATGGTCAATAAGTGGTATGATGATGGACCTATAAATGCGCTTATACGTAGGATACTTTTCCTGGAAATTTATAATTCTAGGCATATAAGATGTGACCTGATTTATGAATGGTTTGGTGGTATGCCGTCTGGCACGGCTCTTACTAGTATAGTGAATACTATTTATGTAAATATTGTTTTTAGATATGCATGGTGCAAATTGTATGGTTTTACTAGACGTGTTTTGTTTGCATTTTGTATTCATGTTTACTTAGTTGCTTTTGGGGATGATAATGTATTTTCAGTATCCGGAAAATACTTATCTGAATTTACTGAAACCGTCTTGGCTGAGCAATTAGCTAAGATTGGGTTGGATTATACAAGTGAGACTAAGGATGGCACCAATGATGTCTTGAGGCCACTTGGGAAAGTTTCTTTCCTCAAGAGGGGTTTTAAGAAATCAGAGTCTACCGGGCGTTATATAGCTCCATTAGAACTTGATACCATCCTTGAGTCGCCTTATTGGCATGATAGGGATGTCGTTAGGGAGGCTGATCTTGTTTCGCAGAGGGTTCAGAACTCTGTTGAAGAACTCTCATTACATGGATCTGCAGTTTTTGAACGATATGCCCCATTGATGATATCGGCGCTTCATGTACACTATGGCGTTCGATTACCCCGTACATCATATTTGACGTGCCTTGAGTATGTTTCCACGCGGGACTCGGCGTGGGCTAGGGACTTTTAAATCCCTTGTGTTCCCCGCTTTTATGGTTTGTTAGGTTCCATGATTGCGGTATTTTATATCTAACCTCATGTAGATGTGGCAATCTTCGTGTAGTATACTGCCCATTATTATTGGTTACAGACAATTCACTTAAAACCTGTTTATAAAGGTGGATTGGACTGCTTTGTAATGTACATACACCCTACTATTTAGTTTACTTTTCAGACGAGTGGGCTGGCAAACCCGGCTGAAGTCAGAAACAACAGGTACGATCTCTAAGTTTAAGTGAGTTTAGAGATTTAAATATATCACTTGCTACAATGAATGATTCAAACTCCAACACAGAGACGGAAGTAGTTGGTACAACAGTCAATTCCGTGCAGGAACCTGAACAGATTCCTTTTGGTGACACTGGTGCAGAATATGTTTCTCAAGCAGTTGTCACCGCTAAACCTAGTCTTTATTCTAGACTGACCCAGGCTCTTTATGGTAGTGCCAAAAATGGCATCGATAGTAATTTGATTGACTTCTTTGAAAGGCCTGAAAGATTAGCCTATGGAACTTTTGGAGTAGGCGATACAGCCAATACGTTCCCAGACATTAAACCTATGTATGACACTCTAGGGCTTGGTTTAGCTAGTTTAAAGCTTAAGGGCAAGTACCTTATTAGAGCAGATATGAGATTTCGATTGCAGGTCAATGCGAATAAGTTTCAACAAGGCAGATATATGCTAGTTTATGTTCCACATGGTGGTGCCGACGTTGATCCACCTATTAATAAGTGGTTGATTACGCATCGAGCAAATTTAACGCACTCTACACAGTTACATCATGTCGAAGTTGATCTTACGACACAAACAGAAGTAGAGCTTATTATACCCTACACAGGCATGTATCAGGGTTTCCCACAAACTAATAACACTAATGCGGTGCAATTTGGAGACTTGGGTCGGGTTTGGATAATTCCATATTCGCCTTTAGTGGCTCCCACTGGTTCAACAACAGCTCCTTATGTTTTGTGGAGCAATTTTGAGAATGTGCGGCTAGAATCTGTGGCCATCCCTCAAATGGGTAAGGTCACAAGGAGTGAGCAGGCTTCTCAAGGTGTGGGGCCTATAACTGATGCCTTACAGAAGATCAGCAAGTCCACAAGTATTATGGGTGAAATTCCCGTGTTGTCGACAGTTATGCAACCTGCTTCTTGGGTTGCAGCAGTTACAGCAAGAGCTGCTAATGTGTGGGGCTGGTCTAAGCCAACTAATCTGGCGGCTGTGACTACTGTCACACCTCATAACCTTGGGTATCAGGCTTGCGGTGACGCAACTGATTCCTCTATCCCACTTAGTTTGCAAGCCAATAATGAGATTTCCCAGACTATTGTTGGTATGAATAATGCCGATGAGATGTCCTTTGATTATCTTAAAAGTATTTATGCTTATGTTGGTTCTAGCCCTTGGGCTCTAACTGACGCAGTAGATACTGAATTGTTTGGCTATGCTTTAGCACCCAGGACTTTTAGTACTGTTTATACTGAAGGTCTAGCGACCTATACTAGTGACCCACCGGTTACTTATTTTTCTAGACCTTTTTCGTATTGGAGAGGCGGCTTTAAGTTCAAATTTAAATTTGTGAAGACCATGTTACATTCTGGACGTTTATTGTTCCAGTTTAACCCCATTTCACCACGAAGTGGTGGTGCTGCGACAGCTAATATAGCAAATAGTTATTATACAGTTCGTGAGATTGTTGATATTTCAGATAAGACAGAATTTGAGTTCGTAATTCCCTTTGTTTCTGTGGTGCCTTGGTTGAGGACCAATACCACCACTGGATTTGGGCGAATTTCTGTCAGGGTTTTAGATCCATTAGTAGCTCCAGCTACAGTGAGCAATACTATTAAAATTTTGCTGGAAGTAGCAGGTGCACCTGATTATCAGGTAGCAGTTCCCCTAAATGCCTTTGGAGCACAAAACAAACCATGTTTAGTGTATACCCAACAGATGGGCTTCAATTTGGAGAATGGTGATATGACACCTCATGGTGGTTTGGGACAATCGAGTGTGGATTCGCTCACAACTGGTCCCTCAGAGTATTGTATTGGAGAACATTTTACATCGTTTCGTACTCTGCTTAAAAGATACTCATCCTGTGATTACATTGGTGTTGGCGCTGGTTCTAACTTTAACCAATGGATTAGACCTTGGGCCATTAATTGTGTCTCTAGTGCGGGTGCGGCATCTTATGACGTTGGAGGCACTACAGATTTGTATGATTTTATTGCCTCTTGCTTTATCTATAGTCGTGGTGGTATGCGTATTAGGGCCCTTGATGCCGCTGGTTCTGATGTTTGGGCTGCAGGCCTTTCGACAAATAACACTATCAATCAGGATAGAACGGGGTCTGCAGGTGCGGGCTCAGTTGGGGATCTCATGGTTGGTATGGCAGCAGCACAGCCAGCATTTGGTACACGTGGAATTGAGGTTTTTGTGCCTCAATATCATTTGTCTCATACGAGAGTGAATTCTGTTGAAGTCACTAACGTAGCTACTGGCATAACTTCTGCCTCTAGTAATGACAATATGTCAAAAACCATGCTTAAGATAGCTGGTGCTCAACCTTCTACATCTGTCTGTATATTTAGGGCGGGTGCCGAAGATTTATCCCTTAGTGGTTTTGTGTCCACTATGCCACTGGTAAATGCGGTGTGGCCTTAGTTTAAAACACTATTTTTCTTTTGTGAGTTTTTGTAGAAACTCACTGGTGTCTCTTCCAATATAGAGATTAATTCCTTAACCGGTACCAACTTATGTTGGAGTAGGTGGATAATTCCACCTGTAGACCTATTAAACTTTCCTGGTTTGTTATAGGTAAATATTGTTACACTCCCCCAGGGGTGACCTATTTGGGTCTACGGGGGTGTTACGATTCACAATAGCAAGATATTATTATATATGGTAGCCACTTGCAACAATCGATCCTACTACTATTGTGTTGAGTTTTTGAAAGGTTACCGATCCTTCGTATCGGGCAAGTTTTTGAACTCGCTTGAAGCGATTTTTCC